CGGCAGTGATGCTCCTGACACGCGCGCCGGCCTGGTCGGAGAGACCGAGAACTCCCGTCTGGGCGCTCGCCAACAACTCGTCGACGGACAGGCTCGCGCGCCATGCGAGCTCAGCGCTCCTCTGGCTCTGCTGGATCAACAGCCGGCGGAGGTGGTGGTCGGCGACGATCCGCGCGTAGTACTCGATAAAGGCGGCCGTGGGTGTCGCGAGGTTGATGCCAATGACGAAGTCGGCGCCGCCGACGCGTTGCAGGGCGTTCTGGCGCTCGAGCTCCGCCAGAAGCGTGTGGTAGTCGATCGCGATGTCCTGCCGAACCAGCGAGACCATCGCCGCATAGGTGAGGCGGTGCGGCGTGTCGTAGAACGCCTCTGGCACAAGCTGGTCGATGACCTGGTGGATCGAGCGCGGATTCTTCAGCACGGATCCCAGGACGCCCTGCTCGGCGCTGACGTCGTGCGGCGGAGCGTCCTGGCTGTCCCGTGGTTCGTCGTGTTGACTCATATGGCGGCTCGAGCCAGGTCTTCCTCGGCGATCGGTGGACGTCGACCCTGCCACGGATCGTGCTGATACGCGCTCGAAAGATTCGCTGGCACACGCTCACCGCCGCTGCGGCGTGCAAGCCAGCCCTCGCGCTCGCGGTCGTAGAGGCGCAGCGTTGGCGCTGCCCAGCGCCCGGGTGTGTCCAGAACGTCGTCGACGAAGTGCCTGGCTTCGGACGCCGAGGCGCCACGCGCGAGCAGGCGACGTGCTGCTCGCAGCTCCTGTCGCTGGCTGCTCGCGGCGAGGGCGGTTGCATCGCACTTGAGCCGCGCATGGAAAGCGACGACCAGGTCCCACGCCACCGTGTCGGAGACTGAGAGTTCGGTCGACGGCCCGACTTCTTTACGCTTCGGACCCGGGCGCGGTCGCTTATCGGGATCCACAACCCCTCGCCCCCTTGGGGGTAGGGGGGTTAATGGTTTCTTGTTAACGGTTTCTTTTAAAGGGCGAGATGCGAAACATGCCGGTTCCGGCCCTATTAATGCGGCAGAAACCGGCCCTATTGCCCCCCGAGCAATGAGGCCGGTTTCTGCCGCATTGCTCTCCCTGACCGCATGCGCCCGGACCCGCTGCGTGCGGAGTCCCGGGCGACGCTGTTCGACTGCAGCCGGCAGTTGGGGGACGTCCTCAACGCCACGATAGAAGGTTGGCGCTGGAAGGTTCTGGCGAGCCTGTAGCGTCGCGTGGTGCACGGCTTCTTCGATTGCCAGCGCTTCTAGCGCTCCGAACAATCCCGAGAGATCGTGCTCATCAGCGGCGCGCCCACCACCCGAACGGCCACGAGGGCGTAGGGTGAGGTAGCCCTTGGCCAGCAAAGCCGCTCGCCAGTCTCTGACGGAGCGTGGCGCCGAACCTGTAGCGATCGCGACCTCGTTGAGCGCGAGCCAAGGCCAGCCTGAGTTGTCCCAGCGATGCGCCAGGACATGAAGCAGGTAGACAAGCTCGTTGCTGGTGAGTCGCAGGCGAGCCTGGTGCCGAATGAGCAGATTCGGGATCGCCGTAATGCCGACCGTTGCGATCAACGGCGAGAGTCGATCAGCGATGCGTCGCGGACGTTGTGCGGTTGCCCGCGTCATGCCACTCCGAATCGCGGACTTGGCATGCCGCAGCGATGGTGTATTCTCGTCACAGGAATCACCTCGAAGGCACCCGCTGCGCTGGTCCGGCCAGGGTTTCGCGCGACGGGTGTTTTTGTGTGTCCAAAGCCTGGCGGCCCGGATGTCGGTCGACTACGAGGGTGGCGGGGTACGGTCCTCCTGCTGCATGTGGCGTCGCAACGTCCTGGTGTTCAGCGGCCCCTGCTGGCTGAGCTTCTTCAGTCTCGGGACGACGCTCGCCTTCAGGTGGTAGTGGCCGGCTGTGGTGCGTGAGGCCTCGAGCACGCCCGCCTGGATCCAGTTGCGGATCGTCTTCTCGTCGACGCCCAGCTGCTCGGCGACCTGTCTGGGTGTCAACGTAGCGGGCGCCTTCGACGGCATGACCGCAACGTAGCACACCTTCCCGACCTGCCGATAGTCTTGCTACCTGACTTCCTTTGATTCCGGCATCGGCGGCCGGCGGCGCGCTCATGCGGCTGCCGTCCTCGGTAGGCGCAGCGGTGCGCCACCTCCGTTGGGTGGCCGCGGTGCATCAGGCTGCCGTCGCCAGGTGCTGTCCCCCCGCGCCTGCTCGGTATCCCACACCCACGTGAGCAGCGATTTCCGCAGCTCGCCGCTGGTATTGCGCCAGACTAGCGACTTGCGCCGCTGGAAGGCGCGAAGCCAGGCGTTGGCGACGAGCCCTCGATGCGAGCAGTCGTCGCAGTCACCCTCCAGCTTGCCGTGCTTGTCCGTCTGGACGTGCGTCACTGGCTTGTGGTGCAACAGACAACGCACTACCCAGCGCAGGCGACGGTTCTGTCGGGTCCAAGCGTCGACCTCATTGCTCGCAGCACGGTCGACGAACTCGAGCACCTCACCCATCCAGCAACTCCACGAGCACGTCGCCGTGGCAGGCGAGCGGTTTGCACCAGCAGCCGAGCGCCCTTCCCCGCAACTCGGGCAGTGCGGCCAGAAGTGCCGGCTCGCTCAAGATGTAGTCGCGGTATTTCGCGATGACCGTTGCCCGGTCGCCGTCCTCGGGCATCCGATAGGGATTGCCCCATTTGGAGGGCCGGTCGATGCGCACGTCGTACGGCTCGCGGCGGAGGTGGACGACGCGCGTCATGCGTGGTGGCACTCGTCGAAGTGGCGAACCATGCGACCGAGGAGATCGACGACGTCGATCCGTTCGCCGCACGCGCATTGGGCGGGTCCCTCGCGCGCATCCAGCCAGCGAGCCCCACGGCGCTCGTGGATGACTCGCGCCTCGTCTACTTCGCCATTTTGTTGTTCGGCGGCATCGATGGCGTCGGCATCGTCGAGTGCTGTCTGCGCGGTCTCGCGCAGCTCCTCGTCACCGCTGTTGACGATCAACACCTGAGTTGTCATGCGTTTGGTCAGGTACACGGCGTGCGGTGCCCCACAGCGCTGGCAACTGATGGCTGCAACTGTGGTCACGGGGCTGCTCCCGCGCCATCGCTTCCTGCGCGTTGTGCGAGGAGCTGCTCAAATTCTTCGCGCGTGCTGATGGACGGTTTGCTGAGCACGCCGATCTCAGCCGGCCAGTCTGTCTCGAACCGCGCGACCTTGGCCTGGTAGTCGGTCAGCGGAACCCAGCCCTCACCCGAGCCGCCGAAGACGAAGCGCGGGTTGCCCTCGGCATCCTCATACCGCCCGAGCCACTTCACGCGCCCGTCCGCGCGCGTCTTGGCGGATATCTTGATCCAAACGGGAGGGGCGAGCAGGTCGCCGCACGGGATCATGCGATAGGTGCGCTGCTCGAGCAGTGTCTCGCCAGCTTCCATATCGATGGTCAGCACGTACTCGCCGAGGGCCGGAGTCGGATCGGCCGGCACGTGCCAGGCGGTGAATCCGCCGTTTTCACCCAGGAGCTGATGCGCTTGCGTCTGGTGCCAGCGTCTGCGCTCATCGTGCGGGTAGTCGCCGTGAATCTGTTCGTGAGTGCGCACCAGGTCGTCGCGCTCCGAGTGCTGCGATCGCGAACTCATGGCTGGTCTCCGTCGGTGAGATCGTCGTCATCGGAGCCCATGGCCGGCATGAGTACCCCGGCACCGAGTCTCTGCCGCAGCAGCTCGTCGAGCGCCTTCGCGTCGCCCTTCCATTCCATGCGGAAGGCGTAGCGACCGTAGGCCTCGCTGGCGGGTTGATCGAAGTGATGACCGGGCAACGCCTGTAACAGGCCGCGCACTTCGAGCGGCGGCATCAGCGCTTCGGGTGTGGGCAGGCGCTCCAGGACGGCGTGTGCCGCGCCGGTGGAGAGTCCCTCGCGCAGCAGGTCTTCTTCGGCGCGCACGGCGGAGGCTTCGATGTGCTCGATGGCGGCTTTGGCGTCCGCGTCCGCCCGAGTCTGGGCAACGCGGCGCAGCTCGGCGCGTCGTTCGGCCAGCGCGTTTTCGCCCCGACTGCTCCAGGACACCCGCAGGCTCGGGCGGAAGCGCTCGGGAATGCCCATCTCCTGACAGCGCAGTTGGAGTTCGCCATCGGCTCGCTGAGCCGCCTCGCTGGCATAGCGGACCAAATCGCGGAACCGCTCGTCTTCGGCAGCAAACTCAGAGGCGAGCTGCGCTTCGAAGTCAGCGAGCCGCTCGGCTTTCACGTGGGCGACGGCCGCCCTGGCAACCTTCGCGCGTCGCCGGAGCAGAGCGCCCAACTCGCTGCGCTCCCGCGCGGTCATCCGCCCTTGCTCGGTCATGCGATGGCCACCAGGCCTCGCCCGTTTGCACGTCGGCGCCATTCGGCCAGACGGAGCAGGTTGAGGCCGAGCTCCTCGGTGCAGTGGCGCACGTGCAGCCAGACCTCGCCGTTTGCCCCAGGCACGTGGACATCGCCGCTGGCGACACTCGAGCCGCAGTAAAAGCAGTCGGCCGGTAACAACCGGCGGCAGCGCGGCGGACTATCCTCGCCAGTGAGTGCGGTGATGGGCATCATCGGGCTCCGTCAAGACACCCTCGGCTCGGTTTGGCGACCTTGGTGGCTGAGGGTGTCTTTCTGTTCAGGCTGCTGAGACGTACCGACAGCATCGCCGGCGGCCAATCCAGTTCAGAAAAACCCTATAACCCGCGCCTTAACACAAACAATAGAAAAGAGGGCAGTGTAGCGAGTTGTCACACTTTCTGATAGCATCGGAGCGTGGCACCGCTTCGCGTGCCGGCTATTTGCGAGCAGTGCGGCACGGACTTCCATGCTCGTGTCGATGCCATCCGCGCCGGCAAAGGTCGCTTTTGCACACCCGCCTGCTGGAGGCAATCGATCACGCGCCGGCCGGCCACAGCCCACTGCGAGGCCTGCGGCACCTCCTTCGAACCCACCTGGCAGAAGCACGGCCTGTCCCGTTTCTGCTCAACGACCTGCGCCAACCGCCGCCGCCATGTCGCCGTCCGTCACTGCGAGCACTGCGGCACCGCGTACCAGCGGGCTTCACGCCCTGGTCGCTTCTGTACTCGAGCCTGTAGCGCCGCGGCCCAACGCAAGCGCGTCCAGCACGTCTGTGAAGAGTGCGGCGCTCCGTGGGAGACGTATCCGAGTAGTCAGAAAACGCGCTTCTGTACGCAAGCCTGCTGGGCTGCCGCTTGGCGGCGCCACTGGGCCGAACGCGCCGGACTCGTTGCTCCATCTCCAGGCGAGCCACTCCGAACTACCCTCACCTGCGAGCGCTGCGAAGAGCCGTTCGAGGTCCTCCCCTCTCGCGCTCGCGAGCGTCGCTTTTGCTCACGGTCGTGCGCCCATCGCCATGACCGCCGCCGCCAGATCACCTGCGTCATCTGTGGTGCCACGCCCGAGGTCTTCCTGTCCCGCCTCGAACGCGGCCCGGTCCTGTACTGCTCGCGTAAGTGCCGCGGCATCGGCAGCCGCGGGCCACGGGTAGAAACGGTCTGCGCTCAATGTGGCAAGCACGGTGAGGCGCCTGCCAGCAAGGCGATCGGCCGCTGGTTCTGCTCGCCCATCTGTTACCAGCGCGCCATCGCGCCGCGAGTCGCTCGCTGCCGCGCGTGCCGCACCTCCTTCAGGATCTATCCCTGGCAAGCTCGCTGCGCGCAACTCCACAGCGGGCGCATTCGCCGCTACTGTTCGCTCTCGTGCGCCAACAGAGGCCGCAAAGTTGCCCGTCACCCGCTGCTGGCCAGGCGCAACCGTCGCATCATCGAGCTCCACCTGGCCGGCTACCGGGCGCCGAAGATCCTGACCACTCTGGCAACCGAACACGAGGACTGGAGCGCCATCGTGCCTGCGACGGTGCGCCAGGTCCTGACCCGCGAGTGCGCACACTGCCAGGCGCGACGTCAGCCGTCGGAGGTTGCCGCCTAGCTGCCCCGGAAAAGTGTGACACGTCGCTACACGGCGGGTCTCCGTCACCCGGACATCACAAATCGCCGCGCCGGCGTTACTGTTATGGACGTGCTCAGCGACGCGCTCGTGCACGTGGCTCTGGAGTTGCTCGACGAGCCAGTGGCTGAACGCAACAGCCGCATCGACCTCGGCGACCTCGGCGAGTTGGTCGAGTCGATCCGTGCACTCGGCGTCCTCGAACCCATCGGCGTGCGGCCCACGGCAGGTGGGCGCTATGTCCTGCTCTTCGGCAGTCGTCGCGTGGCTGCGGCACGACTGGCCGGTCTGGACACCATTCCCGCGACCGTGCGCCTCGAGGCGGACGCCGCCAGCAGCCTGATCGTCTCGCTCGTCGAGAACGTGCAGCGCCGGCAATTGAGCGGTCCTGAACGCGCACGGGCGCTCCGCCAGCTCGTGGACGCTGGCCTCAGTGGACTGGAGATCACACGCCGCACGGGGCTCGGCGAGCTCACCGTCAAGAAGTGGCTGCGCGTCGGTCATTCACCCGAGCTCCTGACGGCGCTGGATGCCGAGCAGGTCACCCTGACTGTTGCCTGCGAAATGGCGTATCTGCCGCAGCCAGTGATAAGCGAGTTGCTGCCCGTGCTGCCCGGCCTGCCGGCCCCGGAGCGCCATCGGCGCATACGGAGCGCTGTGTACCAGCACCGTCGCGGGCAGGCCAGGCACGGCATGTTCAAACGCACGGAGCAGGCTCAGCGCGCCGAGACCGAAGGCCGGCTACGCACCGCGCTCGAACTGCTCCGCCAGGTCCGCACTATCTCGAACGCGTCCGAGCTAGGCCTGGTCCGTGAGGTCATCAAACTCGCCGAACGCTGGCAGGCGAGTTTGAAGGAAGCGACTGCGACGCGCCCGACCCGCTGGTCGTGTGGCATGTGTGGGACCGAAATCAGCGCGATGCCTCGCGCGGCGAAACAGGTCTGTTCGCGATGTGGCAGCACCTGGTGGACACCGGTGGCAACGCGTGTGGTCGAAGCGCACGCCGGCTAGCGCGATGCGAAGCTGTAGTGTCCGCGCGACCCCTGGAATCGTTCTGGCTGTCCAAACGCGACGGCCAGGGCCAAGCTCACGACACAGTCATCGTGCAGGCCGCCCGGAGCCGAGAATCTCAACATCCCAGACGGCAGCTTTTCGACGTCGTAGGCCAGCAGCTCCGCGGTTTGAATCGGATCGTCCAACAACGTGATGCTGCCCGTTTCAATGGCCAACGCCAACCCATCAATCACTTCGCGCTTGCTGGCATTGGTCGGCATCCAGCGCAGAATCGGCAGTGCCGTACGAGCGCTTCCGTCGAGCCGCACGTACCCGCGCTCGAGTCGTTCGGCAAGCGGTCCACCCATGGAATTGGCTTCGATCGCAATGACCGTCGGTTTGTACAGGTCCGCCCACCTGCCGATGCGCTCGAGCTGAAACTCCCAATCGACACGATTGAAGCGATCCAGCGCCACCTGTTCCTGAGTGCTCGAGTCGAACACGGAAATCGCCGTGAAGTCATTGACCATACCCAGGTCGACACCGAGCACGTAACTATGCCCACGCTCGGGTGGCTGTGGTTCGAGACGAGCCACGGCCCTTACGCCGCGGAAGACGCCGCCGCCGGTCTCGATGAATTCGGCCAGGATCTCTTGCGCGAAGGTGCGCTCGGGCAAGCGCGACCAGGTTTCACGAATCTCCTCGAAGGCAATGTGTGGGTTCTCGATCGGATGCGGCTGTCGCACCAGGCGTCCGTCGCGCACGGCGACGCCGAGTGTCGGCGCCTGCCAGCACATTGAATCATCGGTCCGATCGCGCGCCGCCATCCACTCCTGCCAGAACCAGTTCATACCGCGCGGTGAGCCAACCGCCCACAGCCAGCCGCCGGTGTCGAGCAGCATCGGGCGCAGGACCTCAAGCCAGGCGTCTGGTTTGATGTCGGCTGTCTCGTCGAGCACGATGCCGCTGGCGGTGTGACCGCGCGCCGAATCGGGGTTATCCAGGCTGCGGAAGGTCACGCTGCCACCCGAGGGGAAGCGCGCGGTCATGCTGGACTGGTTGAAGTCGGCGACCCGCGCGGCGCCATGGCGCAGCTCGTTCCAACCGATGCGCACCTGGTCGTAGACCGGCGCGCCCCAGAACACCTGCTCGCCGTTGAGCGCTGCCTCCGCGGCGATCGCCATCACCAGCGATGTTTTCCGCCAACGACGACCCGCGCTCAGCCAGTTGAAGCGGCGCGCCGTGCGGCGCACGTGCTGTTGTCCCGCGTGTGGGTATGGCAGCAGCAGCTCGTCGCGTTCAGGAACTGCCTGTGGCACTGGTTGCGGCCGCCTCGTCGTGGGTGGGCCGCCAGTCGTTGGTGTAGCGAACCGTCACCGCACCCGAGACATTCTGCTCGACGCGCTCGCGATACTTCTCTGGCGCGCGTGCTTTGAGCAAGAAGATGAGCAACAGGTCGCTGGCGTTCTCTGAGCGCGTGGCGCGACCGAAGGCGATGTGTTCGAGATATTCGGTCGCCTCGAGCTCCGCCTGACGGAAAGCCTGGGCGAAATGCTCGTCGTGTTCACGCCAGCGCCAGACGTTCCCGCGGGCGATGCCAGCGGCAAGAGCAGCCTGGCGGATGTTGCCTTCGACGCGGAAGTGTTCGAGGAACTTCTTTTTCTGGTGGCTCACTTGACCGGGAGTCGGCATCAATCAGATTGTGGGCACCGCGTCGTCGCCAGATGGTGGACGTCTCCAGCGCGTGGACCACTCGCCTAAGACGCGCGTGAGGTCCGCACCATCGAAGTACCAAAAGACGATATCGCCGAGCAATGTGCCGTGAGCGTCCGGCTGGAATGGGCTCGTGGTCAAGCACATGACGTTTTGCCGCCGCGCCTCGCCGAGTTGCCCGATCATACGCGGCAGGGTAAAGATCAGCTCCAGGTATGGGCCCTCGGGCAGCTGGACGCGACAGGCCACGAAGCCGGTAACCGGGCTTGTGCCCCAGGTCCAGGTGCACTGCGCCCGTGCCAAGCCATTCAGGACGGTGTTCAGCAGTTCGCTGGTCACCTGGCGCCGCGCCGCCAGGCGGACAGTCCAGATGGGCTCTCCACCGCTGGGGACTACGTTCCAGGCCATGCCGACGATCTGCGGCGCGAACGCGATAGCGGCGCGAATGTCTGCGCGTGCGAGCCGTTGATCGGCTTCTTCCGCGATCGCCTCCGCCGCGGCGAGCAGCGCGTCAGCGTCGGTCACCGAGGGGAAGGCACGCGACGTAGCAACGTATAGACGATCGGCACGACCGCCCGGGCGATGCCGAACAAGAGCCAGAAAGACGGCCAGTCGACGATTACGACCATTGGCCCGGCTCATCGGCTTCGACCAGGGCGGCAACTTCGTCCAGAAACGAGCTGAGCACAGGCATGTCACGTCTATGCAGCCGTGTTGTTGGAAGTTCGGTTCCGCTCTTCAGATCGAACGCGTGGCGGTGAAATTCCTGATCGGGCGGTTCGTCGGCATGCGTATTGTCATACCGCAGGATGTTGTGCCGACCGGCGAAGAAGGCGTTGTATGAATATTTCCAACCACGAACTTCCAATCGGTCGCGTGGTCCGAGACGTGTCTCGAGAACTTTGGATACCGCAACGATCACGTTGTGGTCGCAGATCAGGTGTCCGCTCAACACCAATAGGAGCGGGTCTTCCAGGTACGTCCACTCGAGCAAGTTCTCGAAAATGAACGTGTGCTCATCGAGCACTTTCTCGTGGATGGTCTGGTAGTTGTCCCACGAGTTCCAATCGTGGGGATCGCTCATTGGCGCAGGCGCTGGAGCAGCTGGTACCAGAACAGCCATTGCGCGATGTCGGCGGTCTCAACACGACTCCCGTCTTTGATCGCAGTCAGCATCTTTGCCGATGACGTCTCGTAGAGCTGCTCGTACCGGGCGACGCGTTGGCTGAGCTCGTGTTCGAACTCGGCGCGCGAAACGCTGCGGATGGGCGTGCGGTGGGGTCGGGTGAAGTGCGGCGGTAACTCGGTCCACTGCGCACCCACGGGTCGACCAGCCTCGTCGCTCGCCATCACGAGGTTGTACTTCTTCCGAGACACTGAAGCCACTTAGCGTCGGACATTGGTCTGCTCATCCTCAGGTTCACGCAGGAGCTGCGCAAGCGCATGGGCCGATATGGCCATGGTCAGCGCGGTGTCAAAGGCGGCCGCGTCGGCGGTGCGACCGACGGCACGCGCCAGCCGGCACTGGTCGCGCAGGTAGTCCTCGAGCTCACCGAGCTTGCCCGCGATCTGCTCGAATTCGTCGGTCGTCATATCGCCAGGTACTTCGACGAGCTGTCCGTCGGACGAGCGTGCAGGTACTTGCCCGTGGTCGCGACCGAAGCGTGCCCAAGAGTGGCGGCGACCAGGTGGATCGGTGCGCCACGCTCGAGTGCGTGGGTGGCATGTGAGTGGCGCAGCCAGTGGGGCGAGACCGCCAGCTCGAGGCCCGCGCGCACCGCGGCTTTGGCGACAATGCGTTCGATCGCCGTCGGGTGCAGGTGGCCACTGCCGCGGCTGGAAGCGAAGATGGGGGCGTCGAGCGCCGCGTGTTGGCGCCAGCGCAGCAGCTCGCGCCACATCGCCGACGGCAGCAGCACCGTGCGCGTCTTCGAGCCCTTGCCGAACACGGTGACCTGGCCGCCATCGGACCGCGGCTGCAGGTCGCGCCAGGTCAGCGCCGCGATCTCCGAGACGCGCACGCCGGCGATGTACAGCAATCGCAGCAGCAGCTGGTTGCGACGATCGGGCTCGAGCGCAAGCATCCGATGGACGTCGGTCTCGGTCAGGATTCGCTCGGCGAGCGTGTTCTTGCCAGCTGGCAGCTTGAGCGCGGCGCCGACGTTCAGCGCCAGGTAGCCCGTCCGCTGGCCGAACGCGAGCAGCGACTTGACCGCGGCCAGCGTGCGCGCCCTAGAGCTGGGCTTGCCAGCCAGTGAGTCGGCGAAGGCCTGCAGGTCGCCGAGCGTGACCATCGCCAGCGGCTTGGCGACGAAGACCAGGAATCGTTCGCTGTCGGCGCGGTAGGCGCGCTGGGTATGGCGCGAGCGGCCGTGCAGCCAGAGCGCGACCAGTTGGTCATCCGTCGCGGTCTGGCGAAACGTTGGCGCGAGCGACGTCGGCACGGTGTGCGCTACGGCGAATGTCACCAGCGCCTCTACCCTCGATCGACGAAATAGAACACCACGGTGGCAATCGCCGCGATCAGGGCACCCCACAGCGCAAGCGTGGCGAGGTTGCGGAACGGAGTGGCAACCGTCGCCTGGCCCAAAATGGGGTCCGACGGGGCGACCACACCCAGCAGGATGGCCATGGCAACCAACGACACCGCGCTCACTCCTGCAGCAACGACGCGTGTGCTCATACCCAGCGCTTCGTCGCGCGGAAACGCAGGATAAGGACACTTATCACGCGTTCACCTGGCGCCATTTCGCGCGCGGATATCGTGAAGAACCGGATGTCACGCGAGCGGTTGGGGTGCTCATGCCGCGTGAACTTCGATGCTGGCACCAGCCTGCACCTCGCGGATCGCCTGAGCGATGGCGGCCACACGGGCGAGCACCGCAGCACGCTGCAATGGTCGGGTGACCACCACGGTGGCCAGGTTGAGTCTCGCCAGCGGCTGCTGACGCACGATGTTGCGGTCCGCGGTGACCAGGATGGTGAAACCGTGCTCGGTCATGCGTGCCAGGAGTGCTCCGTTTTTGAGTCCACTCCAGCCCTCACGTCGGACTGATGAGCAGCGAACGTCCTCGCCGAGCTCGGCTGCCAGCGCGGACGACAGGCGTGGCGGAAGGTCCTCATCGACGAGCACGCTCCGTACTACGGAGCTCAATCCTCCAGGTCGTCCGGATCGGTGAGCACATGTTTGGCGCACTCGAGGACAGCGTTCACAGCCTCGCGCGAGATGTGGTCGTAGTCTTCGAGGAACTGGGCCAGTCCATCCTCGTCGTCGCTCATCAGGTAGTCGAACAGGATGTAGATCGGCACGCGCGTGCCTGGGAACACCGCTGCTCCGCTGTGGACGTCAGGGTCACGGGTAAAAGCTGGCAGGGTGGTCATGGCTCGAGCTCCTGGACGGCGCAGCTATTTCGGTTCGGCCGCAGCTGACGAACGTGATTGGTAGTCCTCCAGCCATTCACGCATGGCCCGCACGACCTGGGCATTGAGCGAGCGGTCTTGCTCGTCTGCGACTCGCCGAAGGCGCTCGAGCAGCGTGGTCGGCAGACGTACCGTCACGGCCCCTGGTGAAACCCCGCCTTTAGGCTCAGCACGGTCCCAGGCCACGTGGCAACCGCGACACAGCCAGCGCACGTCCAGTGGCCGTGCGTAGTCATAGTGAGCCGCGTCCAGGCGCGCGGACTTACCGCACTGCTCGCAGACAGAAGGTCGCACAAGTTTGCCCTCGCGAATAGCACGGGCTACCGCGCCACTTGCCTGTGCTGTCGGGCTGGGGCTGCGCAAAGGCGTCATCGGCTGAGCCACGTCGAGATCTGAATCACCTAGATGTGTCCCGCGGCGCGAGCAGCCGGGCAATCTCTGACTCGGGTATTCGGTAACCCGTCTTCGTTCCTCCGAGCATTGTCGCCTGCAGCTTCCCCTCTCGGATCCAGCGGCGCACTGTCGCCTCTGGAACACGCAGTTGGTCTGCTGCCTCCGAGACCTTGAGGACGCGCTCCGCCATGGCCGACATCATACGGCGAGACAGTACGAGATACGGTCACAAGTCATGTCCAATCTATTGACGAGATCATACACTATAGGATAAGATAGAACTAGATAGAAGGCCAATAAGGACTCCCGAGACTCCACGCCGATGACCACCGTCACGCTCACCAGCTCCGAACAACGCCACGCAAAAGCCATCCTGATCGCCGCCGATAGCGGCCAATGGCTGCGGCCCGATCGCCTCATCGACGGCCGCCGCCCCGTCGGCATCCCGTCGCAGACCAAACGCGGCCTCTACCACTGGACCGATGGCGTCACCTGCTCCTGCTACGACTTCCGCCGCCGCCAGCTCGCCTGCAAACACGTCACGGCCTATCGGCTCGAGGCGATCGCCCGAGCATCTGAGCCACAGCCACAACCCGCGAGCGACACCGTCGACGGGCTCCGCCAGGTCCTCGAGCAACGCCTCGCCGAGCACGAGCCGGCCGCTACGTCCGTCGCCGAAGGTGACAGCGCTGACTCGAACCCGCTGACCCGCGAGGCACATCCCGAGCTCGCGCGCATCCTCGGCACGCCACTGGCTGAACGAAAGCCGGTCCTCGAGATGGTCCGCGAGGAAGACGGCGAGATCTCCTGGCGACGTGCCGAGGATCGCCGGCTGGCCGACCGCTATGCCGACATCTTCTCCAACTTCGAGGGGACTGACCGATGAATCAGAGCATGATCGTTCGGCCGTACCTGACCAAAGCATCCTGCGACCTGACCGACGCAACCGAGCAGCTCGGCGCATGCTGGGCCGCCGCGGACACCGACGCGATCGCCCGCCTGACCACAGCTGCCGAGGCTCTCACCCGAGCCGTCGCGTCTGTCTCACTCGCCGTCGAGCGCCTCGCCGAACTGGTGGTCGAACCATGAGCGTGGACCTCACACGCTTCACCAGTTTCGACTACGCCGTCGGTCTCGGCTATCTGTCCGTGTACGTCAACCCGGTCCAGCTCGCCTACGTCCAACCGCGGCGCCAGTACGACACCAAGCTCGACCGCCACCTGCTCAACGGCACGCGACTCTTCTTTCAGCAGGAGGCCGGCGTCCTGGACGTACGCGAGGATATCGATGAAGTCTTGGCGCTCCTGGCCGGCCACGACTTCGACCGCGAGCTGAAGATCGACCTGACCTACGAAACGGCCCGGGCGGACCTGCTGCCATGAGCGTTGCTGTCGCACCGCCTCCGAGCCAGCTAGCCACTCCGATGTCGTGCCCTGTCTGCGGTCATCGCCTGACGCTGCACGGCTTTCTCCAACCCCAACTGCCGCGGGAGACCTGGTCATGACCACCACTACTGACCGGAGCCGCGTCATCGATCACCGCGAAGGCATCGTTGGATCCAGCAATCCGCGCGGCCTCAAGCTCGTCGGCGATGACGACTATCTGAACTTCTCGAAATACGCTGACCCGCCGCTCGCGCAACCTCGCCGCGGCGCCTCAGTGCGCCTGGGCCTTGACACCGACGGCTACATCCGCGAACTCCAGGTCCTCGACGAGGGCGCGGCGTCCGGCGATAACGACCGCTCGCGCGAGATTCGCCGCCAGGTGGCGATCAAGACCGCGGCGCAGCTGGTCGGCGCGTTCGCTCAGACCCACGAAGAGGTCAAAGTCGACCACGTGTTCCCGCTCGCCGACAAGATCCTGGCCTGGCTTGAGAAGGGAGGCGACGCGTGAAAGAGATCGGCTTACGTGGTGGCGGTGTTGCCCTGGTCGATGACGAGGACTTCGACCTCTTGAGTCAATGGCAATGGTCCACGCGCGCGGACGCTCCCTATCCCTATCGGATGGTCGGATATCGCGCAGCTCGACGAGCGGTGTTCATGCACCGCGCAATTCTGCCCCCGCCGGACGGTATGGAAGTCGACCATGTCAACGGCGATATCTTCGACAACCGTCGCGCCAACCTGCGTCTGGCCACGCGATCACAGCAGAACCAGAACCAGCGGCCGAAATCCAAGCATGGCTACAAAGGTGTCCTCTTTCACTCGAAGTGCACAGGTCACCCATGGCAAGCCCGCATCACGGTTGACGGCAGGAATTTGTCCCTTGGCTACTACGTCTCGATCGAACTAGCAGCTCGCGCCTACGATGCCGCCGCGCGCAAGCACTGGGGCGAATTTGCGCGGCTCAACTTCCCAATTCAGGAGAACCTCGCCACTGACTGACACGCGCGCGTACTGCAGACACATCGACGGCTGAGGCGCTTACGACACCCCAGCCGCCAGTTCGCACCCGTCCCAGGAGGAATTGGATGCTCTCGAAGTCTAACGCCAGCACTCTCGCTGGCCAGCTACCTACTGACCTGGTGCTCGAGCGCTTGCCCAATGGCCAACTCGCATGGCTACGCCCATGCACCGAGGCCTTCGAGGACGACGACGCCCTCTACGTTCTGACCGATAAAGGCCGTCACGATCTGCGCATGGCCGAGTTGTTCGGCCCATCCCCCACCGTTGACCAGGTCCGACGCGACGCGGGTAGCATCGCTTGCCAGCCATGACTCGGCGGCTGTTGTCCAGGAAGGCGGTCGCGCGCTGGTTCCGCGGCCATCACCGCACGCCGGCCCTGGCTCGCGAAAAGCTGCTCGAGGCCAGACTGAAACCACTCAGCCCCTCCGCCGCGATGGAGCTCGACGAGATCTGCGGCGAGCACGGCGTGGAGGGCGAGGAGCGCACGCTATTCGTAGTCGGCACGCTGCTTGTGCGTCGCGGTGACCGCCGCCTGTGGAGGCGGGTCTATCGCGCCAGCCAGTCGTACTTCGAAAAGGGGGACGAGATGAAGTTCCTCAAACGTATGACCGCGGCGGCGCGGCGGCACGAACTATGAGGAGCCAACCTACGCGTTACGACGAGCACGGCGGTGCACGCTAAGGTGGGACGTAGACTGAAAAAGACCCCCGGTCGGATATCGGCCGCCGGGGGCCCATACATCGCCAGTTTCGGGAGAACTGATCGATGCCACCTTCAGCCTACGCGTCACTGCCGGTTCAGTCCGAGCGTAGGGTCGCCACGCGGTACAGGATCGCCTTCGACCAGACCGAACTCGCCGCCGCCGTGGGCGTGGTCGAGCGCCAGACCGCCTTCATCGCGCACCAATACGCCTGTCCGATCGATCAGGTCAACCTGACACGTCCCGGCGAGCACGCGTGACCGGTCCAGACGACCTCGACATCGAATGGCAGCAGCTGCAGCGCGACGGTTTTCGTCAGCCCAGGCGCACACGCCCGCGAGATGAGGCCGCTGAAAAGGCCGCGGCTGCCCTGCGCGGCTTGCGTGCACGACGACGAGCTCAGTCAGCACGCACTCGCCGAGCAGCTCGGATCCGGCTTCAGCCGCGGCATCATCGCCCGCTGGGAAAAGCACGGCCCGCCGCGTGGACGCTGGCTGGGTCGACTCGTTCGCTTAGCCGCGTTTTTCGAGGTGAGCACCGACGCAATGCTCGGCTACCACCCGCGTCCACGTCCGGGTGCCCCTGTGATCCAGATCGGGACGATCAATTTCCACGGTGGGAGCATCAATTTCTACTGGGGTGCCCGAAGAAACTCCTAACGCCCAACGATCCATCTGAGGACTGCTCTCCACCTGTGATGCGACCGTGGCGAGCCCTCCGCCGCCCGCCAGGCGCCACCATGCTTAGCATGCGTAGCACGCGATGCACGATGCTGCCGAGCACGCCGAGCGTGCTGTGCAAGAACCTGCTGAGCATGCCGAGCACGCCTCGCAGCAGTCCTCCTCCAGTACCTGGCTGACGATCGCCGAGGCGGCCGCGGCGCTGGGTGTTTCGGTGGACACGATCCGCCGGCGTCTCAAGCGCGGCGAGCTCCAGGCCCAGCAGATGCCGACCGAGCGCGGGCCAGTCTGGCGTGTTGCAATCGACGCGATGCATAGCGTGCCCAGCACGCCTGGGATTAATGGGCATAGCGTGCCAGGCACGCCCAGCAGCGCTGCCAAGCACGCTGTGCACGACTCGCCAGTCGAACTCCGACCCGAGTTGTTGAGGGCGCTGGAGCTGCTCGAGCGCGCACAGGCGGACGTCGTGATCAAAGCCGAGGCGGCTGCCATGTGGCAAACACGCGCCGAACTGCTTGCCCTGCAACTGCACCAGGCCGAGGAGCGCATCCTGGCGCTCGAGGCACCGCGCGAGCCGGTGGCAGATGAAATCGCTGTCGCGGATACCGCACCCTCAGCCAGACGAAAGTCCTGGTGGGCGTTCTGGCGCTAGGAGTTGTCTTGGTGCGCCACAGTTTCTCGCGTGCGCGCCGGGTCCGCTTGCATGCGCGCGACTTCGGGCGGTGTGGGTTGTGCCAACAGCCAGTCTCAGTCGATGAGGCACACGTCGATCACATCATCGCCGTCGCGCTCGGCGGGGACAATCGCGACACCAATCTACGTATCGCCCACCCGAGTTGTAACCGGGAGGCCGGCCAGCGCTTGCGGGTCTTTTTGCAACAACTCCGTGCGCTCGGAATACCACGGGTGGTTGCACGAAGGCGTTTGGAGGTCGCCCTCGCGCCGATGCTGCAGGAACTGGCAGTCAGACGCGCCCTGGTCGTGACACAGGCCGAGCGGATCGGCCGCCTCGAAGCGGAGCTTTCAGCAGCCGCCGCGGCGACTAGACGGCGCCCACGGTGGCAATTCTGGCGCTGACAGGTCCTACGGGGCGTACAGGACGCCCTGCACCGTCTCGCCGTCCAGGTCCTCCCAGCACGCGCCAGCAAACGAACCCGGCTCGAGCGCGTCGAAGGTCGCCAGGTAGTAGTCGGCGTGGCGCCCGCCAGGCACTGCCCGGGCAGCGACGTTTCTGAGCGACGCCAGGCGGCGGTTCGAATGCGTCAGCACCAGGACCTCGAAGTCGTCGCGCTTGAAGTGACGGCGGAACACATCTTCGTCCCGTGCTGCCTCGAACGCCAGCATCTTGCGTCCGAAGCGCCGCAGCGTCAGCGTCCCCATGTCGATCTCGACCAGGACACATTGCACGTCGCCATTTGGATAAAGCACCTCGAAATAGGCGTCCGGCAGGAACGGCAGCCAGTAGTCGCCCTGGGGCGAGCGCACGCGCATTCGCCTGGCCCTGAGGTCGCGTTCACCAAGCCACAGCCAGCGACAGCCACCACGACGGATCAGCTCGACCTTCATGTTCGCCCACAGCGCCGCGGCTTTGAGATCGTGGTCAATGAACACGTGGTCGAGCCGATCGAGTCGCCGCGGTTGGACGGGCGCGCTCCAGCTTCCACTGCGCGCCTCGACCAGCGGCACGGCCTGGTGACCGATCGCGTACAGAAACGGCCGGCGACCACCCAGGACCCGCGCGACGGGCAACTCGATGCGCTCGAGGTAGCCCCACAGCCACAGATCGCGCAGACGTTCGTACGCCTTGGACGAGGACCACGAGCGTGCTCCATTCCGCGGCGGAAAGAACGCCAGCTCGATCAGGTCGGTCGTCAGCAGACCGTGCAAGTGCACCGCGAGCAGAACCTGACAATCACGCTCAGTGATGACGATCGGTACTCGACGTGCGATCTCGGCCGGCGTCGGCAGTCGACGCACATAGTGCCCGCGCAGCTCCTGGACCCCAGCGGCGCTCATCGGGCAATCCAGCTCGGACGAGCACACCGGCAGTCCGGCAGCAGGGGTAGAGATGGATTGAATGAATGAGCAGTGGGGACGGCGCTCTGATGTGTCCAGAATGTATCCAGAGCGTGTCGGTGACCACCTCGCGAGATTGCCGCGAATGTATCTGGATTGTCCGAAGGGCGGACTTCTGGGGCGGACCTCCGAAGTCCGCCTGTTTTTCCGCCCCCTGGCACGCTCGCGGCACGCTGCTGGCACGGTTGAGGCACGCCACCAGTCTGAAAGTCGAGAGAGACAATCCCCCTGTCGACGCATAGCCCGGCGGTTGTCCGGGGTCGGCGTGTGCTGGCCATGCGCCCATCCTGAGAACGAGGCGTACCCCAGCCGTACCCTGGGCGTGCCGAAGGCGTCCGGAACGCCCAGGCCGGCATTACAGTTCGCTCAGCCCCAGGTCTCGGCCCTCCGCTCGCGTGCACGGCCGTTTGCCGAGCATCACCGCGGAGCGTTGTCAGAGCGTTTTCGTCCGCCTGGGCCCCAAACACTGCCGTATCCAGGGCGTTTGCCAGGCGTTGCCCAGGCGTTAGCTGGCGCTGTTTGCACGTGCGTCATGCCGCCAGCTCAGCACACCCACCGTGCCGCGAACGTGCCCCTGAGCGTGCCAATCGGAGGCCCAGACGGCGACGAACGTTTCGCTGGGTCTAGCCGAAGGTCACCGTCATCTTGGGCGGCGCCACAGGCGCGGGGGCCGTCACCGGCGCCACGAACGCTTGCTGCATCGGGTTACTGCCAATCGCGCCAAACCCGCCACCAAACTGCTGCGTCGCGGCAGCGGTCTGATTGGATGCTGCCTGACGATTGGCGGCCTGCTGCGCCGCCAGCATCGGATTGGTGCCGATCGCTCCAAACGGACCACCGCCAAACTGCTGGGTCGCCGCCGCGGTCTGCGCCCCAGCAGCCTGCTGGTTGAGCAGCTGCTGTGGATTGACGGTTGCCGGCGCCGTCATGCCACCGTTCGCCGCGCTCTGCCCCGCAGCCTGCGTCGCCGCCACCGCGGGGTGCGGCGTACCCGTCACCTGCTGGTACTTGTCGAGCATCTGCGACAGCACCCCGATCGCCGTATGCGTCGTCGGGTCCGCCATGTCGCTCCTGGGATCCGCCGCCTGCACCAGCCGCGCCGCTGAATCCAGCGTGCGCTGGCCGCCCATCAGGTCGGCGGTCCAGCCCTGGAGCCCACCGACCAGCTGCTCGCCGAGTCCGGCCGGCGCCGACATCAGGTTCCTGGCGCCGGCGGCCTGGCCCAGGATGCTGTTGAGCGCGCCGGTCGCCGCCTGGACACGCTGCTGCAGCAGTCCTGCGCCGGTCTGCGCGTTGCCACGCGTATTGGCCAGGATGTCGCCCGCCGCGGTCGTGACGTTCTGCTGCTGCGCGGTTTCAGCCTGCTGCTGCGACGTCTGGGCGTTGATACGCGACGTCTGGGCATTCATGGTGTTGACGGCGCCAGTGAGCATGTCTTTGGCATCGGCCATGCTCATCTGGTTACCGTTGACCCTGACACCCACCTGACCCAGCAGGTCCTGCATGGCCTGACCGGCAGGCACGCGGTTCTGATTCGGGACCCATTGGACCGTGCCGTCGGGCTTTAGCAGGGGAATATTCGGCGCGGTGACGTCGGCCTGTAGCTGTGTGGGTGGCGTCGGCTGGTAGTTCGGGTTGGTGACCCGTTTGACCTCGTTGCCCTGAGCGTCGTACCAGATCAGGAACGGCGAGGTGGTGTTGGTCGAGACCGTCGACGCAGGCGTGACACCCGGAGCGTAGGTGTACTTGCCCTGATCCTTGTCCCAGACCATCGGGTTGTTCTGGGCGTCGCGGATAGGTCCCGGCGTCTGGTCGCCCATCGGCTGCAGCGATTTGCTGATGTCGGACTCGTTCGGATCGAAGCGATACGCCTTGCCATCGATGGTGACGGCCTGAAACGGCGACTGTTTGTCGATGGTCGCCAGTTCGCTGACCTTGTTGTCCTTGTCGACCGCCAGGATCTTGGTGCCGGTATTGACGATCTGCCGCCCGGTGGCTGGGTCCGGCTCAGCCGGCAACGCGTGGTAGGAGTTGTCGCCGGTGTCGACGAAGCCGATGATGCGTTTGCCGGCGGGGTCGCGCGGGTCGACGATGTTCGTGAACTTGCCGTTGGGCTGGGCGCCCGCTTTCGGGTTCGGCAGGTCGATCGTCGTCGAAGCGTTGTTCGGGTCGACGAGCTTGACCGCCGGCGTGGTCGTGTCGCTGTCCGGAATGACACTGCCCTGCGCGTCGATGCGCACCATTCGGCCGAGCGACGTGGGCGGCCTGGTCGTCGGCGGTTTCAATGCCGTTCCAGGATCGACCACCTGCAGGTCGTTGGTGTCGAACCCCGTCGTACTGTTGGGATCGGACGTCGGCGACGCACGCAAGGTGAAGTCGGTACCGTCGTTGAAGACGTATCTGTAGTCCGGGTTCGGGTTGGAAATCTTGGGAGTGTTGATCTTGCCAGCGGGATCGGGATTGTCGATGGTCGGATTGACGGCGACAGGAGCGCTCACCAGACCCTTGTGCTGGGCGATGATGGTGTTCAGTTCGTCCCGCGTCATGCCATTTTCACCCCGTCACGCGTTTGCTTGAATATACTCGCGCGCCATCAGCAAAGTTGGCCCCGCCCCCAGGTCGACGATCAGGGACACTCTCTGGACGCTGGTTGCGTTCCTCAGCGCCTGTGTGTACTTGGGGCTCATTGTGAAGGGTTTTGACCATCCGTTCGGGATGGAGCCGCTGCACTGGATGCAGTTGGTGATCCTGGGACCAACACTCCTGTTCGCCATCGGCCTCGCGCTTTTCTGGTGGGTGCTGTCGCCCATGGGCGCGCGGCGTTTGAGGAAGCGATTGGTGGAGCAAGAGTTCAACCTCCAATCGGAACCGGGACACGCTTCGTCCGCGCGATCTCCTGACGACGGCGAATCTCCTCGGTACTGAGTCCCGCCAAGACCTGCGCGCCGGCCAGCGCGCGCGACTGCTCAACGGCATTCTGCAAGGCTTTCTGGCGGGTTGACGTGTCTGCTTGCTGATAGCCAGGCGATGCCATCAGTTCGGTCACCGTACGCTCGATCGTGCGTCCCGCAATCTGGTTGAACGTCCGTTGCTCATCGGGCGTCAGGTCGATGCCACGTACCGACGGGGCGGGCTCGCCGACGTCGGCCCCATTCCGCAAGAGTTCCTGCAGCACGGCATTGGACTGGATAGGCGTGACGCGCAGTGGATCGAGTGCGCCCGGTCCAGTCTGCGGATTGGGCACCGGTCGCCCGAGTTGATCCTGAGCGATGGGCAGATTGCCGCGCAGGCCTGGTAAGCGTGACTCGATGCTTTCGCCCAGGAACTGCGTAGGCCCAACATCCTGGATGCGGCTGACCTGGCGCTGGTACGGATCGAGCGCCTGTCCAATCGTATTGACGGCTGAGCCGTATGGAATCAGCGATGTGACGGTCTGCCCGAGGGCCTGGCCGCCGTACCGCTCCGGGTCGTCGATCGCGCGGTAGATAGCACCGATGCTCTGAAGGTAGGACTGCTCCGTAGCGAGCTTGCCCGTCCGTCCGATCGCGTCCATAACCACCGAAGGCACATCGAACTGCTCTTGCTTTCGGTACTGGCCGGCCTCGGCCAACGAACCTGCCATCGCGAGAGGGATCGCCAGCGGCCCCCAGTTGGCGTAGCTAACCCAATTGCCGCCCACACGGAGGCTGTACGGCTGCCAGCCCTGCGCGCGCAGCATGTCGCGTTTCTCGCGGTCGTCAGGTCCCGACGCGGAGATGTTGCCGGACAACGCTTGCGGCATGAACACGCCTCCGAAGATGGCGCTGCCGAGGATGTTGTCACCCAGCCGTTCGCCAAGTGGCATCTTGCCACCACCTGGCCCGATGGATTCACCGAGTTGCCTGCGGACATTCTCCCATGTGCGCGGGCCGTAAGCGCCGCGCGCTACATCCCATCCCGTGCCCAGCAGGCCAATGGGACTCCGATCGATACCCCGGGCGGTGATGTTGTAGACCGTCCTGAGAAATGGCAGCAGGATGTGCCCGATGTATGGGACGCGCTGCACCTGCCCCAGGGCATTGCCAAGTGCGCCCATGTCGTTCTGGAACACCATGCGCTGCGCAATATCCCTGGCTTCCTTGAGCATGCTGTCGCTGGGGTTGTCGAGCAATTCAGCAACGCGCGCGTGCCATGCGTCGCCCTGCAGGCCCTCGTTGCTCGCCATGACTGCGGCGCGACGTCCGAGCGCCATGCCGCGCGCCATGGCCTGAGCCCAGGCGTCGAAGCCACCAATGAGTCGACCTGGCGGCTCGAGGGCAGTCGCAATGGCCTTGCCGACAGGATTAGTCAGTCGGGCCGAAAGCGAGGTCGGCAATTCACCCGCCGCGGCGCGCTCGCTGGTGATGCCCTGGGTCAGCGTCTCCATGAAGGCGCGTGCGCCCTTGTTGAAGCCGGCAAACATCCCGCTCAACTCCGGGGCGATCTCCTCAGGCCGCCCACGAAGGACCGAGGCTGGGACATCTCGCCCAAGACGCCACACGTTCTCCAACAGGTTGCCAAGGGTGTTGACCTCGAGCGTGCGTGGACCGGAGAGCATGCTGTTATAGCGAAGCTCCTTGAGCCAGTCCTCTGCTCCAACCGGAGCACTCTTGACACGCGCCCAGAAGTTGGCCATTTGCGCCGGGTTCGCACCATCGGCGATGAGTTGGTTGAACTCCTGGACCGCGGCGAGCGCCTTGTCACGGCCGCCGAGGGCTTTGTAGATCTCGCTGATCGCCTCAGACGGCGGAAGATCGACCAGGCGCGTAGCGGCGCGCCACGCCTGTCCAGCTCGCCCCCATTCGGCGCGGCCGCCTTCAATGGCTTGAACCAGCGCCTCGAGCTTGTTGCTTTCGGCGGCGGCCTGCGCCGTGAGACGGTCGGTGACCTCTCCACGGCCTGCTGCTTGCGTGACTTCCTGGGCCAGGTCCTGGACTTTTTGCGCTTGCGCCGTGATGACGTTACGCAACGCACGGGTCTCCTCCGTGTTGAAGATCGTGCCTGGCTTCGAGCGTGCGATCCAGTCATCGACGCTGCGCTGCAGGTCGTCGGCCATCTGCTCAGCCTGTGGGTTGGAGATGACGCCACGTCGCTGTTCGGCCCCGAAGTTGACGTTCTCGGCAGCTTCGCGAACAGTCGATTGCAACCAGTCGGGAAATTTGTCCAGGCGCAATCGCTCGACTTCTGCAGTGCTGCCCTCTAAGCCCTGAGCGCCCGCTTCCGTCGGTGGCGATTCCTCCGATGGGCCGAACAGGAAAGGCCGCCCACCAGCCACCGCGCGACTGCGCAGCAGGGCCTGCGCCTCGGGCGACGTGATCGCCCGCCCGGCTGCCGGGACGGCCCGCTCGGCAGCGCCGACTACTTCCGGAATGGCGCGCTCGAGGGCGACGGGGCCGATCACATTGGCGACCTGGCCGAGGACGCGCGCCGCGTTGGGATCGATGCCCGCCGCGGTGAGGCCGGCCGAAACCGCCTGGCTGGCGTCCGCTTCGGGTCCGCCCATGGGTCCGCCACCCGCGACACGCTGCGTCAGATCGAACGTTCCCTGAGCGAAGGCGCCCCAATCACCGCGGCGCGCAGCGTCGACGTTGCGCATGAACTGCGATGTGGGATCGGGCTGGTTGATCTGCTGTTGACGCTGCTGTTCGACGACGTCCAGCGCCGCCTGCGTTCCTCGCAACGGTGCCTCGAGGTCGGACAGCCGGCCGCCAACAACCGGTAGCGGCGCCTGACCGGCGAGGTCGGCGGCCTGCTGTGGGAGGGACTGCACCCGCGGCGACTGGATCAGGCTGCCGAGCGAGTCGAGCGCGTCGTTGAACTTGCTCTTCACCTGGTCGAGCGGGTTTCCGCCCGGTTGGCCTGAAATCGCGTTCTGCGGGCCTACAGCGCCATCCGGACTCGCGGGCATGTTGGCGGCCATGTAGCGCGTGCCGAGCGGGTTGGTGAGCGCCTCCGACGGCAGTGGCTGCGCCTCGGCGGGCGTGGGCTGACGGCTGGTGTCGCCGAGCACCTGCAGCGTGCCCTGGCCGACGTTCTGGACGCCCTGCGCCGTGCTCTGGACCGCGTCGTCTAGGACCTGCAATCCACGTTGGGCAGCCTGACCAGCGGATCTCGCAGCGTCGGAGGCGACCTCGAGCATCGGTTTGGGAGCACTCACCGGGCTCGAGCCCGGCACGCCCGGATGGTCGGCGACCAGGCCGCCCTGCAGTTGGCCCATTCGGTTCTGCATCTGGTCCGGCGTCATCCATTCGGAGCCGCCGCGCAGGTCCGTGCCGCTACTTCCAACGTGAAACGCGCCGGAGGACGGGTCGTAGCCGTCCGCGGTGAAGTAGTGGCCCGGCGTACTGATGACGACGGGATTACCCGACTGCGCCTCACGGCCGAGTGCCCTCCAGTCAGCGCCAACCGTACGGTGCGGGATGCCCATCGCGTCGAACAGCTTGCTTTCCGAGCTCAGACCGGCCATGCCACCGTCCAGCGTCCAGCCCAGCTGCGCGGCCAGATCGGTGGCTTCTCTGAGCGTCGGGTTGCGGCCGTACAGCTGCGCGAAGCGCACCGCCGCGGCTGGCCCGCACGCGGCGTACGCCTCGGCACTACTGAGCTGCTTGTCGCCGAACTGCGAGACGTTGCCGAGCGTGCTCGAGACGGCTGATCCAACATTGGAAGCGGTCTGTCCAACCTTGGAAGCAACTGCGGAAGCCGTCTGGCCGGCGCTCTGCAGCGCGCCCTGGACGTCGCCGCCGACACGGTCGCTGATGCCCTGGAGAATGCCCAGATACTCGGGCTCCGCCGCCGTGAAGTAGCCGCCCTGCTTCAGCCCGTGGACGAAGTCGCCGAGGGTCTGCGCGCCCACGGCGCCCTGGTAGTGGTTCTTGATCAGATCGACCCAGGCGTTGACCGAGTCCAGTGGCGTGTCGTACGCGGCGAAGCTCTGGTTCATCTGCTGACCGCCGTACTCGCCCTCGTGCGTCAGCAGCGTCTGGGACTTCTGGCCCGGCAACGCTTTGACCCCGAACAGCTCGTTGCCGGGCGCCTTGCCGTAGTTCGACTCGCTGGCCATCATGGCCGTGACCCACGTCGGATCGATGCCCAGCTGCTGCGCCGCGTACTGGGCGTAGGGGGCCACGCTCCTGGCGAACGCCGCGGGGCTCGAAGCGTCGATCGCACCACTGGGGGCTTGCGTGCCTGCGGCAGTCGTCGGTTGCGAGACACTGGCGTCCGAACGTGGCGTCGCGGCTGGCGATGGCGTGGGGCTGACCAGATTGATCACCCCGGAGGTCGCCTGCTGGGCGGCTTGCTGGGCGCCCAGGCCGAGGTTGATGACGCCCTGGCCGAGGACGTGCAGTCCGCGACTTGCCAATCCTCCGGCGCGATCGCCGAGGTCCTGGACGACCGATGGCGGCGTACTGGTGTCAGGAGCCGGCGTGGTTTGGGACGGGGGCGCCAGCAGCTGGTCGACATGATCCGCCAATTCCTGCGGCGGTGGTGCTTGCTGCGGACGATTGCCGGTGCCGATTGGATTGGTCAGCGTGTCAGATGGCGTCGGGGGACTGGGCGCTGGCTGCGGTGACACATTGGGTGGCGGTGACGGGTGCGAGAGTAGCTGGTCGACATGATCCGCCAGCTCTTGCGGAACACTGGACGCGCTGGACGCGGCCGCGGGCCCACCTCCCAGATGTGCCATCAAGTCGGGATCCGGTGCTGGAGGTGACGGTTCTGGCGGGGGCGACGGTGGATTCAACAGGTCATTGAGATGCTGCCGCAGCTCGTCTTCGTTCGCCTGTTGCAAGTCCTCCAGGAGGATCGTGGGCATCAGTCGGCCTCCTCCGCGCCCAGACATTCGGCGAGCCCAACCCCAACGTCGGCCATCAGGAGCGTGACTTCACCCGTGGCATCACTGATGGTCATCCAGCCAGTGGCCGCGGCTGCTTCCAGCAACTGGCGGATCTGAGGAATTCTGGTCGGAAAAGCGATCGACAGCTCGGCTCGAGCAGGACAATGGATCCTGAGTTGCACGACTGCGAAGTTGGCGAACCCGCGGCGCACCGCGTGCCAGGTGTACTCATGCGCACTTCGACCTGCCGACTCCAGACGCGCGACGCGTACCAGATCGAGCAGGTCCGGTCGATTCGTCAAGTCGACCAACGCCGTTGGCGTCAGTCCGTCGGCACCGCCCTCCGACGTGGACAGTGCGTGTCCGACCAGGAGCAGGGGGGCCGCGCCATCGAGGAGCTCGAGCAACGCCGGCGCAGATTCATCTGGGTGTCGCAGACAACGAGCGGGCTCGGCGTCATCATCGAAGCGTCGCGAGACCCAGTCAAGGAACCTGGCGCCATTCGCGAGACTCATTGGCCTGCTCAGATGCGAGTGTAAGGGCCGACACAACCGGTGGCCGTACCGTCGCTCTCAGCCGGCACCGGTTGTGTCTCTGCACGCTCAGTTAGAAGCCGTCCGGAGAGCCGAGAGGCCCAGAGCGAACATCCTTGTCGGTGACGCCGAACCGCTGCCGACAGGCATGACAAACCTCAACGATGTCGCCCAGTGAATCGTCGTACACCTCGCGGACATCCTCGCGGAACTGACCACAGGCGAAGCACTCCGCCAGCGGAACTCCGCGCTCGTGCTCGACGATTTCGGCTACTGGCGTATACGGGGACTTCAAGCCACGCCGTGGGACGTCTGGGCCGATCACCGAGTCCCAACTCAGGTCCCATTCCCATTTAGCACGCGTCACTGGCGTCGCCTCCCTGTGTCAGGTCAGTCTCGTAACTCGCGCTCATCGAGTTCCTCGAAGTAGCTCTGCAGCCCGCGTTCGGCCAACACCTGGCGAAGGCGCTGATCGAGCAATCTGCGGCCAAATCGAGTGCGGACTTCGACGTCGACCAGGTTCAGCAGATACGGAATCTCGTGGCCGAGCTGATCGAGATGCGCGCTTGCCGCGGCGATGCGCAGCATGTCCTCAAGATGCTCGCGATGCACCTCGAAGCCGAATGCTTTGTGGCGTGGCTTGAACACGCCGCGCCAGACCTCGTGCGTCAGTGGCCGCAGCGCAGGCACGACAAACTGCGGATCCCGACGCGTGAATTCGCGCAGGGTTTCAGCCTCGCCAGCGATGTGATCCGCGACGGTCTGGTCGATGTACACCTCGCCGGGCTCGAGCACGGCGCCGATGTACCCCAGCCTGTTGCTGTCGTGGATGGACTTGATGATCCCCATGGGTACCTTGCGTTCGAAAAGCTGTCGGTACAGGTCGCCGGTCACGACCTGGGACAGGTGCCATTCGTAGAGCAGCGTGCCGTCCAGAAACACGTACCGCTCTGGAATCTCAAGAGCGTGGAGTGTCTCGAAATAGCGCATGAACGCCGTCGCGTTGAGCCCGTGTCTGATCGTGTCGCGCGCGGCGACCGCGTCCCCGGCCGTGCTCGCTTGCGGGTCCATCAACATGGCTGCCGTGACGCAATGGGCAGATTCGGTGGGTTCACGCCGGAGGCTGGCGCTCACAATGCCCACGCAGATCGCCTGGCCGACCGAGTACGACTGGAGCGGCAGCGGTAGGGTGCCGTCGACAGCCGCCACGTCACCGTTCAAAAATTCGGGCGCGTCATCCACACGGCCGAACTCGAGGCGCCTCAGACGCGGCTCGCCCCAGGGCAGCGGCTCCGCCTCCTCCAGGTGACGGCGAGCGCCTACGAGCAGCGCCTGCGCCGGCTGAGAGGCGAGCATGTCGCCGACGTGCTCGGGGATGCCTCCAAAGTTACGCGCGTAGTCTTCATAGCAAAAGCGCCGCGCCCGCTCGATGAAACGCTCGAACGGCGTCTGATGGTGTTGGGTCACGCGTCCTCGTCCTCCCACCAGTCGGCGGTGCCCTCGTCCGGCTGCTGCGCGAGCTGCTGATTGTCCGACCGCAGCAACTCGAACGGCGAAGGCGCCAGACGAACGATCGCCGGCGCGTGCATCCGAACCAGCCGTACGAGCGCGTGCCCGGCGTGCAGCGTCATCACCTGGCGGGCGTAGTCGGGCGAGCCCATCGCTTCAGTCGCGGCGCGCGCCTCCGAGTCGACGTTCTGGACGAACGCAATCACCGAGTTCAGATGCTGGCGCACCCGTGCAGGCAGGCTCGACGCATCCTGAACCGCCAGAACGAACGCATGATCACGGCTGCGCCCCTCACGGAGGATGCGGCGAAAGGCCGACTCGAGCGCCGACGATTGCACTGATCTGTTCTCGAACAGCCGGTGTGCCTCGTCGACGACCTGCACGAGCCCGGTTGCATGACCGCCGCGCGGGTGTCGATAACGGCGTCCCTCGTTGAGCCAGTACGCCATCAGCAGCGCATAGCTGGCGTCATCGACATCGCCATACTCGACGAGCAGAACTCGCCCGGGTGCGGCGAGATTGGCCAGATCGGCACGCTGCACGCGCCGACCGGCTCGGCGTCCAGCGAGAGGGTCGTTGGGATCAGGACGCGTTCCTCCGAGCGGCTCGCCGACGGCGTCCAGCCACGGTAAGCGTCGCTGACGCCGCTCGACTTTCGAAATCAGCGAGCGCAGCGTCATGACGTTGGTTCCGTTCCACGGTTGTCTGGCCGCCGCGGCGATCTCCGCCTGACGTCGCTCTTCGCGGGCGACCTGGAGGATGTCAGTGACCGTGTACTCCTGGCGCTCACCTTCACGCATTGCGCGCTGGAGGTCGTAGGCGATCTGCTCGAAGCGCTCGCTGGCGAGCTGTTCGCTCTGCACGTCGCCAGGGAAGAACGCTCCGGTCAGGACCGCCGGCGACACGTCACTCGCCTGGACGCCAAGTACCTGGCAGTCGGCCGGATACGCCTGGTGGCGACCTTGATAAAAGCGCAGACGGATGAGGTCGCCGGCGCCGCGGGGCACCAGGCCGAACTGCCCAAACATCGGCCAGAAGCGCGCGACAGACGGGTCCGAATTGGGGTCGGCGATCAACCCGTAATCGGGCTTGACATCATGCAGGACCACGCATTTGTTGAAGGCGACGGCCTGGAGCACCAGGTTGGCGATGCCGTTGCTCTTGCCGCCGCCGGTCGCACCTGCGAGCAGAAAGTGCCAGGCGAGTTGCCACTCAGCGACCGGCACGCCGATCATGCCGGCCCGCCGCTCGATCCCGCCAATCGCATTGGTCGTCCCGTCCGGACGACGGAGCAAATCCGGCAAGCCGAGGATCGCCTGCTCAACATCTGGCCGCACACGCGCGCCGTGCGCTCCTGGACCTGGCCGGGTGAAGTGATAGGTGACCTGCTCGTGCTCCCAACGACCGAGGACGCGGACCTCGAAGACGCGCAGGTACTGGGCGGCGTCGGCGGGCGTGCCGTCTGGATTGGCCAGTCTGTAGGCGGTCAGTTTCACCGGATCGAATGGTTGCCCGCCCAGCCGACCGCGGTTGCGATTGCGAGTGACCAGCGTGCCAACCCAACGATCGGGGCCTTCGGCGATCTCCACGATGTCGCCGAAGCCATAACCAGCGTCGTTAGCGGTGTAGGCAATGACGTTTTCCGCCTCGCCGCTCGCGGGGTCCTCGACCACGAGCAGGTGACCTTCGGCCAGAGCGCGTGCCTGGTCGGGCGTTAGCTGTGCGAGCGGATCATCGGGGGTGTGGAGCGGATCGTCGAACATGCGAAGTCTCCCCGGCCAGACGCTCGAGTGTCTGGCGAACGTACGTCGGGCTCAGATCAGAGGCGAAGCAGCGGCGACCCTGGCGGTGCGCGACAGCCGCGGTCGTCCCTGATCCTGAAAAGGGATCGGCGATCAGCGCATCGCGGAAGCTGAACAGCGAGATAAGGCGCCGCGGCAGCTCCTCGGGATACGGGGCGGGATGCACGACCTGACCGTTCTCACCCCACTGCCGCTGTTGAGCGGGAAACGTCCACAGCCCATTGGTGAGCGTGGCGCGGTCATTCAGGTCATGTCCGTTGTCATCGTTTCTGCCCAGACTCCAGTGATCGCCACGATAGAGCACCAGGATGCCTTCAACCGACGTCGTGTTGACCACCGGCGCCGAGGGCGACGGCGTCCCGATCGCCAGGCCGGCGGTGCCGTTGCTCCGACCCAGGGCGCCGGCGCTCTTGGCCCACAGGATCAGCCCACGGAAGCGCCAGCCGGCAGCCTCGAGGCAGTGGCGCCAGTCAGCAACCACGAAGCGCGGCTCGCCATCGATCCAAGATTGCAGCGGCGTGTGCAAGCACAGTCGACCGCTCTCGGGTCGCGCGATGCGCGCGAGCTCACGGGCCCAGCGCCTGGCGACGCCCTTCGGCCCCAGGAAGTCGGCGTAGGGCCGAGCGTCGTTGACGCCGTCGGCGTAGGGCTGACCGAGATTGTGCGGCGGTGAAGTGACGATCAGGTCAACGGTTCCGGTGCGGACAAACTCGCGAAGGTCAGCAGCATCCGCGGCGACGACGGTGAGGCCCTTGGGTAGCGACGGCGGGAGCGGCGGAGGCTCAGGTTTCGCGACCGGTTCGCGCGTGCGCAGCTCCGCGTCGATGGCCCGCGCACGAGTACGCAAACGCGCGTGCTCGCGGCGCAGAGCGATGGTGTCTTGCTCGCCTACCGGGATATCGGGCGGGTCGACGAGTTTAGGCGGTCGGCTGCCACTATAGGTGCCATTCTTGGCGAGTCGCAGGTGGACGACGGGAATCTCACCAGCCTGCTCCATGCGCTCACGGACGAGTGCGACGCGCTTCCCGGCACAACCCAGACGGGCGGCGATATGGCTATTGGGAGTCGCGGGTGCATTGCGCAGGTCGGACTCAATGGCCGGATCCAACGCACCAGGACTGGCTAGATAGCGAATGCCGTTGCTCTTTACGCGATAGCTTGGTGACCTTTCCCGAGATAAGGAGGCGAAGATCGCGTGACGCACCCTGTTGACGGTGGCCACGCCGACACCGAGATCGCGTGCAATTGAGGGATCAGATCGTTCCGGCGTCTCCCGCAGCTGATCAGCGATGAGCGCACGCCTAGCGGCATCGTCAAGGTGGCGGCGCTGGAGGTTGTATTGCCGTGCCGCGGCACGGCAGGCGATGTCGTCGCTATCAGCCAGGTCCTGGCGAATCAGGCGCGGGTAGTCGGGGAGCGCGACGCCCTCGGCGCGCAGCTCGGTCCAGGCCCGGACGCGGTTGTGGCCATCCAGTACGGTCCCGTCGCGCGTGGTGATGACCGGGTCGCGTACTCGCCCTGAGACGCGAATGTCTTCTTTGAGCGCCGCGTATTCCTCGGCGGACAGTGGCGGCAGGACCTGGTAGTCGGGACGTGCCGTCGGCGAAGGCGCAACGTTCTTGACCCGCGGCCGCGTCATCGGCCGGCACCTCGGCTACGCCCCGTCCACGCCAGCCCGACTCGCTTGTTGGTGGCCGCGCGATTGGCGGTCTCCAGCCACCAGCGCGATGCCTCAGCACGGCGATGGGCTGCGTCGGCCTCGCGCTGGAGTTGAGCGAGGCGCTCTCTGGATTCGACGTCCTGCTCGTGGAAATAGGCAACCCCGTTGATCAGCATCCAGATGGCTGGCAACAACATGGCGACGAGGAACAGGATGAACCCCGCGAAATCGCGTCGCGTGAGCATGAGCAGGTACGTGACGACCACGCCGAGGACGAGACCGATCGCGACGTGCCATAGCTCGTGACCCTTCGGCATGCTCCACGGCTGGCGGTTCATGGCGCACCGAGACGATCCAGCCGTTCGCGGATCGCCGCGAGGTCGTGTCTGATCTGCTCGACGGCCTCCTCGAGACTGTCGAGGCGTGTACGGCCAAGCGGTTCCGATGGGATGCCCTGCTTCATGCGGTCGACAAGTTCCCACGCTTCCCGCAGGTTCTGCTCGATCCCCTGGGCGCGGATTTCGTCTCGGGTCTTGTCAGGTTCCGCGGTCACGCGACAGCCTCGAAGTGCCACTTCGCCAACGTGACCGCCACACCGCTAGGCTGTTGTTGCATCGGAGACCAACTCCCTTCGATGTCGCGCCGCCGGCTGTTTCGTCCAGCGCGGCGGCATTTTTTCGCGCCGTCCTAGAGTATCCCGGTTCGAACACCAGTTCCAGACGCCTTGCGCTGTCGCCGAGCGCGACTGACGAGCTCGCCCTGGTCGTGAGTGACGGCCTCGGCGAGGGCCTCGAGCGCTTCGGTCAGCTCGGGCAGGAACTCGACTGGCAGGCTGAGGCCGCGTTTGGTCGGAATCAGCTCCGCGCCGGGCGCATCGCGCGGTTCCACCCACAACCTGACGTCGAAGTAGTGCCGACCGTTGAACTGGTTGAGCGTGCTGCGCACGGTGCCGCGGCCGGCTTCGAATTCGTGAATGACCCGCGGTGGCGCAGACATCAACCGTCCACGGCGACGGCCGTCTGAAGCTCGAGCTGGCTGGCTGGATAAGCGTGGTTATCCTGCGCAGCCACCTGTGCCACACGCGCCCGGGCGAGCGCCACGCACTGCGCATCAACATCCGACCCACAGAAGCGGCGCCCGAGCTTCAGCGCCGCGATCGCCGTCGTGCCGCTACCGACAAATGGATCCGAGACCAGGTCGCCCGGAAAGCTGAAGAGCTGGATCAGCCGCCGCGGCAACTCCTCGGGATACGGCGCCATGTGCCCAACGCGATAGCGGTGCTCACCTGCGAACGTCCAGGTCGACGACAACCAATCAACCCAGTCCAGCTCGCGGATATCGGAGGCACGCTGCGGCTCGCCGCGGTTCCATTGACCGCGGTACATCACCAGGATCATTTCGACCGGCGCCACGGCGTGCGGTGCGTTCGGGCTGGCGACCGAGCCGCGCGCCTGGTGGTTGCTGACGTTGCCCTCTTTCCAGACGATCGTCGACTCGTACCTCCAGCCCGCCTCGCGCAGGAGCTGCAGCCAGTCGGCGTACACCGGCTCGCGCGAGCCTCTCGATCGATCCAGTGGGATGTTCAGGCAGAGCCGGCCATGTTCCGGGCGCGCGCTCGAATACATCGCGGCAGCCCAGCGGCGTGCGTCCGTCAAATACATGGACCAGGTGGCCTCGGCGTGATCGCTGCCCTCGAGGCCAATGCCATACGGCGGCGAGGTCACGAACAGATCGGTGTCCATGAATGGTGTCGGCAGGGTGCCGGCGTCCGCCTGACCAATCCACAGTCGATCGGACGCTAGGTGCAGTTCCCGCGGAGCACTTTCCAGGATCTGCGCGCGTGCATCGCGAACCCGTTGCGTGCGCCGTTCCTTGATCTCGTCGCGGAGCCGACGGGTGGAGTACTGCTGCAGGTCGCCGAGGTCCTGCACGATGGCGCGCTGCTCATCGGCTGGCAGCGGAGCAAGCGCGAGGGCATGCGTGAGCGTTGGCGGATGTGCAATCGATTGCACATTGCGGTCGACAGTCGCCGCGGCGATGTAGTGGTAGCCCTGTCGCCGACTCCAGCCCCATCGCTCGCCACAGTAGGCCTCGAACGTGTCATAGCCGACGTAGCGGTATCCACGACCCTCCTGAATCGCGAGGAGCGCCTGGCCGACTTCCACGAACGTCTGGCGACCGCGTTCGATCGTGGCTTCGGCAGCGTCGAACTCTGCACGACGCATGATGTCGGGCAGGTCGGCCGGAAGAGCTATCGCCAGAGGTGTGGTTCGCGGACTCTCCAGCCATTCGCGACCGTCGAGCAAGCGGCCGCCAGAAGCATGCGTTCGGCCACCGACCTGTTTGAAGAAGAACCCCGCGCCGCCAGCTGCGCACTGGACTTGGAGCGAGCGCACCCACTCGGCATTGAGCGGTCGATGACCAGCGCCGGACTCCCCTCCAGCAATGACCCAGTTGACGCGTTCGGGACCGAGATAGGCCGAAAGGTCCAGATTGTCGAGCAGCGGTTCGGCTGACACGAAGTGCACGATCGCTGGCACCTCGAGCAAACGCGGGATGCGCAGGTCGGCCCACACCTGGGTCTCCGCGCTGGTGCCGAGCCAGACATTCGGCCGCGGTCGTTCGAGCCAGGATGGTGGCAGCATGCGGCGGATGTTCTGCGGCCGCTTCGTGAGCAGCAACCAGTCGAGGTTCGGTGTCTGCTCGATCAGTGGCCAGAGCTTCTGGCGCTCCAGCTCGAGCTGCGGGTGCTCCTCGAAGACGTCGGCCATGCTGGCGCAGAACACGCGGCGACGCACGCCGGTGCGTTCAGCCGTGCGGTTCCATGCATACGGCTCCTGCCAGTGACGCTCGCCGAACCGGCGCCGCGGCGTGGTCTTCGGGTTACCCCAGACGCGTTGCCGCGCGTAGCGGTACTTGGCCTGGCTCTGGGCATAGCAGCGGTCGCACCCGGGCGAGACCTTGCAGCAGCCCCACCAGGGGTTGAACACGTATCCCTGAACGAGCGTGCCGTCCGCTTGCTGTGTGCGGCACCACTCGATGTTCGTCAGACCCACGCGCTCACTCGCGTGCCGTCGGCTCTGTCATCACTCATCCGTGTACGGCATCCGCGATGAGGCGTGGCCATTCCGGCCCGCGGCCACCACACCGTTCTGGGCGTGATCGCGTCCGGCGTAGCTGTTGCGGTCCCACTCCCAATACCGACCCCGATGCCAGACGGCTTTGGCGGTGAACGGCGGGCGCTGGCCACTGTGGCGGTTTTTCAACACGATGAGCTCGAGCATCCCGCGGTCGTCGGTGTCCGGGTGGACCAGTTCATCGCGGTAGAGCGCAATGACGACATCTGCATCTTGTTCCCAGCTGCCCGATTCCCGAATGTCGGAGAGCTGCGGGCGCTGGTCACGGCGTGAGCTTGCCTGGCGATTGATCTGAACTGGGACCAACAGCGGGACGTCGAGCGCTCGAGCCATACGCTTCAAGTTGCGGCTGACCAGGGTCTGGTCCTCGACGCCACTGTTGTTGCCCTTGCTGTCCGTGAGCAGCTGGCCGTAGTCGGCGACGATCAGCGCCAGGCGCCCGTACTGGGCTTGCAGTTGCATCGCCCGCGAGCGGATCTGTGAGGTCGTCAACCCATCAGCGCCGTCCATGTAGTGCAGCGGATCGGACTGCTGCCGCTCGGCGGCTGCCAGCACCGCGGCGGCCTCCGTCTCGTTGATCGCGTGCGTGGCCAGGTCCTCTAGCGCGATGCCCGTTTCCATCGCTAGCGCTCGGCCGGTGAGCTCCTGGTCGCTCATCTCGAGAGACACCAGCAGCACGGGGCCGTGGGTTCGCGCCACGTGCAAGGCGACCTGGTGGGCCAACTGCGACTTGCCAACGGAGGTGTACGCCGGCAGGAGGTACAGACGAGCAGGCTGCAGTCCGAGTGTGATCTTGTCCAGACAGCGAAGACCCGTGGAATGTCCAACGAGACGGTCGCCCTTCTCGTTCAGCGGCCGCTCCGCGCCGAAGTCCTCCAGCCATTGCTGGATCGACGCCTCGGCAGTGATGCTCCTGACACGCGCGCCGGCCTGGTCGGAGAGACCGAGAACTCCCGTCTGGGCGCTCGCCAACAACTCGTCGACGGACAGGCTCGCGCGCCATGCGAGCTCAGCGCTCCTCTGGCTGTGCTGGATCAACAGCCGGCGGAGGTGGTGGTCGGCGACGATCC